CCGACTTTTCAGCCGGGTCATTTGTTATATATTGGTTATATCAACCTACAGCAGTATCAGTCCAATAATGGAAAGCTAATGTAGCTGTGAAATCTAATGGTTTACCGGTACCTGCAATATCATACTTTAATGTGCCTAATTTTTGAATATAAGCACCGTATAAGGTATAAGAATTGAGTATGTTTAATTTATCATCAACTTGGTTAAGTTGAATAATAGATTCTGGACCTCTTACTGATAAATCCCCTTGACTTGTCTGATCATCAAAAATAAGGCTTCTCTGCCATGTTTCTAATTTGTTACGAAGTAAGTTAGCTTTATCAGCACGGAACGTTACATCCCAACCATTACTACCAGGATACTTTACAGTACCAGGAAAGTTAAAATCCAGACCCATATAAGTTGCTGTTTGATTTGTAATAGCTCTGTCGGGTAAAGTAGCTGTAGTAATATAAACGAAATCGTCTTCATTAAACGTGCTACTACCGATAGAAACTACCCGTAACATGTAGTCACGTGCAAAGTCTCTTTGCTGTGCTACTCTATAGAAGTCTTGTATTGTTTGTGACATATTAAATATTTATGTTAAGGTTATTGTAATAATTCCTGGAAGTTTTGAGATGTCTTAGTAGCGTAGAAGTTTACTAAGATAAATTCTGCTGTACGAACTGGCTTAATATAGATATCTACAACAAGAGAGTTATCGTCAACAACATCAGGTGTATTATTAGTTGCGTTACACACAATTAAGTAGTCGTATAAACCTTGAGTGTTCTTAGCTAAATCAAACACAGGCTTAATTGTATTAACTAAACGGTTTTGTGTAAACGTTGTGTTTGGTTCAAATACAAATAATTTACTTGTATTAAGAACTGATTTTTCTAAGAAGAGGAATAGACGACGGACATTAACACGATCAAATGCACTTGGTGTCTTTAATAGTGTCTTTTGCCCGTAAATTGTAAACCCTTCATTTGGGAAGTTAACTACAGGGTTAACTGAGATCTTATAAAGTAGATCGCGTTGTTTCTGTTGTGGATTAATTGCGATGTCAATTAAACCGGTTACTGCACCACGATTAAACCCTGCCGGAGCACCCCATGGATAAGCAATAGCATCGTTATTCGTATAAACTGCTGCTGCAAAACCAGAGAACGGTATCCAAACATTTTGTGAACTAAACTGATCTAATACTGATGCCCAATTGCCGTATGTAGCTGCATAACTTGTGTTATAGCCTTGATACGAATTGCGTAGTGGCCAGTAAATGTTGTTTGAGAAGTTTAATGTTTTGTCGTTTAATGTCTTAAAGTTTGCACCTTGCACAAAAATGTGACGTAATGGATCAGAAATAAAGATACAATCTTTACGAACATTCGTTGTAAACTGTACGAACTGTTGTGTAATTGCTTGCCATGTACCGACTGGATCTACATTAGTACTACCAGGCTGATATGTGCCTTGAGTATTTGTTAAAGCAATTAGAGCATTGTCAATGTCTGCATTGTATGCTGTATCGTCAAATGTAGCTGCACTTAAGCTTGAAAGCGCTGCAACTGCAATAACAGTTGAAACACCGCCGTCAATCACAACGTCAATATCGTATAGATCAGCATTTGAAGCTGTATCTAAAACCTTTGCTAATTTAGCAGCACCGTTACCGATAAGCTTTACATTAGTTGTGTCAAGAGATTGTGAATATACACCTAATGGATAAAGAACATCTGCTTCTCTAAAGCCACCTGCAATAGTTGTATTAGTTACATCTCCTGCACCAAGTACTCTAATTGACTTTGTTGCATTACCGTTAGCATCTAACCAAGCTACGTTGTTTGAAATGTTAGGGTTAACTAATACTGTTAAGTTGCTTGACTTTGAGTCAATAACGTTCTGTATGAAGTCGTTTTGTGGAGCACCACCGTTAATATCTTGTATTGTGCGGTTAGCATAGAACGATGTTGCATAACCTTCAACTAAGCTATAAGATAGTTGTAATGGGTTTGGAGCAAATGGAGTTGTTCTTACCTTAAACAACGACAACACTGCCATATCGTTATAAGCTGAAGAAGCTAATGTAATTGTGTATTGAGGAATGTTTTCAATATCGCGAGATAAGCTTGAGAAGTTGTCCGTTGCATTTGCACTTAATGCGAATGTTAAACGACTATTAGGTATCTGTTGGTAAGTCGTGTTGTATTGGTTGTCCTGTGTAATACTAACTGCACTTAATACTGCTGTATAAGGTGTGCTTGGGTTAATGTTACGATTATCTGCTAAGTTTAAATAAAGACCTTCAAACTTTTCGTTAATAGTTGTCTTAGCTTCGTTTAAGACAATCATACCAATACTGTTAGCAGATAGAGACGAATAACCTGTAATAGGATTATATGATAAACCGTTACCACCACCAAAGGCTGACCAATTAATAGTGCCTTGTTTAATATTATTATAATCTGCTAAAGAAAGATCAACAAGTGTTGGTTGCGCAAAGTAATATGTCTGTGCTGATGAAAGAGCTATAATTGACGAAGAACCTGCTGCATGTGACGGAGTATCACCTGCTGAAACAGGTAGTACTGGGAATACTAATGCGCTGTATTTGTCTGAATTATAACCGTCTCCTAAATCAGGTCCGTATGGTAAACGTGCAACACTTACTTGTGCATTTGTACCGCCTGTAAATAATTGATTAACTGTATAATAAAAATAACGTTCAGCTGCATTTGTTGGTGCACCGAAAATATTTAAAAAGTCTGAATTAGTAGTAAGATTTATAATCTCAGAAGACGGACCCTGCGCAGCAAATCCGGTTACAAATATATTTGTGCCGTTTGGTACTGTTGCTGTTTGAGAAAGGTCAATTTCGTTGATTTGTACTCCTGGGGATTGTATTTGACGTAGGGTAGCCATAGTAGTATTATATTATTATTTAGGCTTTTTCGGAATGAAACCTCAACAAATTAAAGTAATTCTGCATTTAACTGACTAAATGAAAACGTAAAAGAAGACTCTAACTGATCAGCATCTCTATAACTATAAGTTATTCCTGTTAAATTAGTAATAAACGCTTTGCTATACGTCCAACGGATTTTATTATTGTTATATTCATCCAACCCGTACACCGCTATTGTGGTCTGATAGGGCTGTAGATTTGTCAAGCTTCCGTAACCAGCCGGGGAAGTAGGTAAAGTAGTCAAGTTATTAGGATCAAATAAGCTATTTTGCGACCCGTTTATATAATCCAACCACTTCCACAATACCCACCAGTTATTGAATCCGTTATCAACAGTAAAATTAACAGTAATATCTTGATATTTTTCCCTGCTACCAGATGTTAAGTTTAATGTTTGACCCGCAAACGGTAAATTCATCGCATTAATAGTGGTAGCTGGTACAACTGTACCGTAAACTGAATATTGTAAAGTATCTAAGCTTAAATTATTATCGCCTCTAACTTCTGCGGTAGGTTGATTGATACTTTTAAGAGCATCCGGTAAAGATAATATTAACCGAAATTTATCTTTTCTACTTTTATTAAGAACTGCTTGTTGTAGTTGATCGCTCATTATTTTTTACCTTTTTGCAAATAATATTTGTTTACAGAGGAGTCGTACCCAAGCACAATACCAGAAGTACTCAAACCACGTGGTTCAGTTAAAACTTTATCAAAATTCATATTATAAAACCGTGCAATCGCGCTTGCAGTTTGTGGTATGAGATAGGTTTTACCCTTTTCTTTCTTTTTAAGATTTTCAATTTCGTGAAACGGGGTTTCCATCTCTCTATGAGTAGCGGCTACAAGACTTACAGATTTTGTATCACTTTTAGTTAATTTTGAAGCACCAGCTGTTAAACCATGATCCCTACGACCTCTACTTCCTTTACCACCAGTTTCAATACCAAACATATTGGTATACATTTTAAATGTTTCGTTCTTTATAGAGAGTTCATTGTCTTTTTTGGTTAATACTCCCTGTATCAGTCTTTCTAAATCACCAGAACGTCTCAATTCTTTATAAGCTAAGTTTTCTACAGAGAATTCACCAGCTTTTTCAAGCCCGGCTTGTCTTGTTTTCATTATTTTTTCTTTTATATTCTCTGCACACTCTAAATCGCATTTATCGCTTAAAGCATGATCAATAGCATCTTTCATTGACTTTACTTTTGCTAACACCTCTTCTTGGTTAATAGGTTTAGCCTTGCTCGGTGCCACCAACCAAGCATCATTTTTAATAGAATAAATTCCTGTAGCGTAATGTTTTTCGTTTTTATCCTGTACATACGCTTCCACATCATAACCTTTAATTTGTATGTTATGAGCACTGTTCCATACCGTTTTTTTAGCTTTGAGATAGTCCTTAAGTAGATCTTGTTTCACTTTATACTCTTTAAAGTCTGTTAATATATGCAAATCTATATCACTAAAAGGTGTATAGTTGTAGTTGGCTAAAGAACCAGTAAAGAGTATATCCTCTACATCAATATCTAAATCTATTGATTCTAAAAACGCTTGTGCTACTTCCAAAAGCTTATTTTTTATTTCAGGCTTAAGCTTACCATGCTCCCATATCTCTGGATTGAGTTTATCGTGGTATTCAAAAGTAAGCTTATTTGCAGACGGTAACATGTTATACAATTATTTACATAATACCAGTCTGTTTGAAACTTTAATCTGCCCAGGATATTATTTTTTGACTATCTGTAGGAATACCTAAATATGCACATTTCCAGTCTCCTTGCGCAAATAAATCTAAATTAATCCATTCGTCTTTACGTTTTAATATTTGCTTAGAAAAATCATTCCAATCTGTATTCGCAAATATAGGTTCTACTAATTGACGTCTTGCTTCAATAGCATCATAACTAAACTCATCATGTTCATAATGTATGGTTTCAATACAATTTCCTTCTTTATCTGTATAGTCCACAGAAAAGTCTAATCCCCATTTCGGTTTTAGTTTAATAAGTTTATATAATTGAGTGTTCCATTGGGACCAAAGCTTAATCTGTTCTAAAGCAGCTCCAGTAAACCCTTTGCGGTGGAACAATAAACTGTGATTTAAGTTCGCGCCTTCATAAACAATATCTTTTTGCTTAAACCATGGCGCTTTAATACAATTTTGGTGAGTATAGTGAACATGTATAGCAGAACTATGTTCTTCTGCAAATATAACTTCAAGATCGGTCATCACGTAGCCTTCTTGATCAAACAGCTCTAAAAACTCTGGACCAGGATACACAGGCAACCCACCAGCTGTAGGCATTTCCATATAGCCCTTTAACGGTAACGTCCAAACATTATCTGGATTGAACTTGTTGTCAGTAAGAATTATATTACTCATCACTATGATTTATGTGTATAATTTGGAATATCCATAGTAAGTATGTACAATGCCAAAAGCTAAAAAAGATCAGGTATCATTTTACTTAGGTAATAAAAACTTACCTGTTCCGGAAACTAACTTTGAATGGACACCAGAAATGGTGGAAGACTTGGAGCGCGCACGCAAGTCTATATTACATTTTTCTCGTTTCTTTTATATTGTTAATCTTGATGAAGGTAAGCAACCGATTAAGCTTTATCCGTATCAAAAACGTATTCTTAAAGCGTTGGTAGAGAATAGATTTAACGTTGTATTAGCAAGTAGACAGATTGGTAAAGCATTAGCGTTAGACACACCAATACCCACACCTAATGGCTGGACTACAATGGGAGAATTAAAGACCGGTGATAAAGTTTACGGTTCAGATGGTAACGCGTGTAATGTTACTCAAGCACATGATATATTATATAATAGAGATT